AGTGGCTATCCCAAAGGAGGATGATGGCGGTGGCATGTTGGTGCGGCTAGATGACGTGTTGGCACGCGCTGGTGCGATGCGTGGTTCAGTAGCCTTTGGTGTGGGACAGGTGTTGGTGTAAACTGGCGTTCGGACCCCCTGGGTGGAAAGCCTGGGGGTTTAGTCATGCCTAGGATTGGGGAGGAGGGGATCATGGGATCAGAAGGTATGGATACAATCCAACAAGAGATTGACCGTCGCTTCCGGTATCACGAAGGCACCGACGATCAGTGCGAAGACTGCATTAAGGTTCGTGCCAGCGTGCAGGCGGCGGCGCATCGTGTGGCGGCGATCGCACCGGATTGCAGGGAGCGTGAGCTAGCTATCACGCACTTGGAGCAAGCATTGTCATGGGCGATCGCTGCCATCGTCCGCCCGTCGCAAGGCGGTGCTGATGGTGTGGCGTAACGGGTCGTCGCGCACGTCTGCGGCTGAGTGGAAACGCCTACACCAATTAGCAAAACACCGCATTCCTTATTTGTGTGCCCAGTGTGGTGCCGAACCGGTGACAGGACGAGGTGGCTTGGAATTGGACCACATCATCCCGGTCGCTGAGGGCGGCACCGATGGGCTCGATAATCTCCAGTGGTTGTGCCCGTCGTGCCATGTGGAAAAGTCCCGGCGCGAAGCGGCACGGGGGATCAGTAGGCGTGTGGCGCGCCGCCGGCTGTATAGCAGGTTTGCTGTCCGCCATCCTGGCCTGAAATAAGGTGATCTAGGCCACTTGGGGTGGGGGGTACCCCGCCGCCGGCCGGTCCCTGGTACGGGGCACATACGGCCCCCGGCTGTGTACGGGTTTCAGGGTTTTTGCTGGTCAGGATAGGTTTCTTGGTTTTGGGTGCTGGTTGACGGTGTGCGCTGGGGCTGTGACCTGCGGCTTTGCGCTATGGTGTGGGTCACTATTTCCTTGGCTACCTATCCCCTCGGTCATTGGTAGCCGGAAAGAGTAAATATGCCAAGCTAGGACTAGGTATATCGTAACGCTTATGGTAAAATACAGATTATGAGATTGGCGTGTGAGGTGTGCGAAGCCCGGCTGGAGATCCCCACCAGGGGTCGTAGCCCGCGGTTTTGCTCGTCCGCATGCAGGCAGAAGGCTTACCGTCGGCGTCGGCGTGAGCAGTTGCCGGCCCGGATGCGTGAGCTAGATCGGTGGACGGCGGCTGATGGCAAGCGGCCCGTCACACCTACCGGCTCCCCTGCGTCAACTACTAAGCCGGAAACCTGGACCACCCACGCTGAGGTACAGGATGGTCCGCACGGCGTCATGCTGGGCGGTGGCCTAGCCTGTATCGACCTTGACCACTGCATCAACCGGCGCGGCAAGGTGGCCGACTGGGCTGTTGAGATTATCCGGGCGGTGCCAGGTGCCGTTGTGGAGCGTTCGGTCTCCCGGCGGGGTCTGCATATTTTCGGGCTGCTCCCGGAGGGTCCAGGTCGGCGGCGCGGCCGCGTGGAAATCTATTCCCGAGCAAGGTTCATTCGGACAACAGAAGATATTTACCGCATGGGCGGCCTCGTTGATCTGGCCCCCGCGGTGCGAGTAGCTGCCGCGCTGCAGCGAGAGGGGCGTATCCCCGAGCGGTAACAAGTGGTGAAGGAGGTGGTTGGTCATGGTGCGTGGCCCAGTACCGAAGCGTAGCGACCAGAGACGCCGGCGGAACAAACCGGAGGCTGATGCTCCCGCTGTGGTGGTGGCCATGGGGCAGCAGGTGGTGAAACCGCCCACAGAGGACCGGGCGTGGCACCCTTATGCCAAGGACTGGTTTAGGGCGTTGAAGCGGTCCGGCCAGTCGCAGTTCTATCAGGAAAGCGATTGGCGTGAAGCAAAGCTAGTGGCTTGGCTTATCACCCAGGAGCTAAGTTCCCCGACCGGTGCTCGTGCTGGGATGATGGATGTGATCTTCTCCCGCGCTGATGCTCTGATGACAACCGAGGGGGCCCGCCGGCGCCTACGCGTAGAACTCATCACCCCAAAGATAGTGGATGAGGCGAAGGAGGCCACCGTGTCGATCATGGAACAGTACAGGGCTGATCTAGCATGATGATTCCCCCGGAGGAGCGGCTAGAAACGCTTCCCCCGGGGGTTCCCGATTTAACGCTCGGCTGGGAGGCGCTAGCGTGGGCCGCGAAATACCTGAAACACCCGAACGGGCTTCGCGCCGGCTTGCCGTGGGTTTACACCGAACGGCAAGCCAGATTCATCCTGTGGTTTTACGCGATTGATGAGAATGGCAAGTGGCTTTTCTATAACTCTTTCCGCCGACTGGCCAAGGGGAGTGGAAAAAGCCCGTTTGCCGCCGCCCTGGCCCTGACGGAGTTGCTGGCCCCGGTCCGGCTTGATCGGTTGGACCCCCAGGTGCCAGGCGCCTGCATCGGTAAGCCAGTGGCCATGCCGTGGGTACAAATAGCCGCAGTGTCCGAGAAACAAACCGATAACACGATGCGTCATGTGCGCGCGATGGCGAATAAGAAAGCCGCACCTAGATTGCACCGCGATTATGATATTGACCCCGGTAAAACCCAAATCAATATCGTGCCGGAGGGAAAGCTAGAGGTCATTACGTCGTCAGCCATGACCCAAGAAGGCGCCGAAGCCACGTTCATTGTCGGTGACGAGCTCGAACACTGGACACCAGGCAACGGCGGCACCAAGCTATACAGCACCCTGGCGGACAACCTGGCCAAGTCAGGAAGCCGGATGCTAGGAACCCTGAACGCTTGGGAACCAGGCCTAGGCACGGTTGGCGAGAGTACCTTCCAAGCGTGGTGTCTCCAGGAAAACGGAAAGTCGAAGAACGACCGGCACATCCTCATGGATATCCGCCAAGCCCCGCTAGACACCAATCTGGCTGACGCCATATCGCTTCGCACCGGGCTGGAGTTTGTATACCAGGATTGCCCATGGGTGGACGTTGATACCATCATCACCAGGGTTTGGTCCCCGGAGGCATCCCCGGATGACTCCAAGCGCAAATACCTGAACTGGCCTACCGCGGCCGCGAACGCCTGGGTAGACCCGAATGATGTTGCGCTCATGGCGCGCCGGGAAACCATCGTGGCAGAAGGGGAGGAGATTGTCATGTTCTTCGACGGCTCATTGTCCCGCGATACCACAGCCCTGGTGGGGTGCCGGGTTAGCGATGGCCATGTGTTCCTGATTGGGTCGTGGGATCCCGGCAACAGTCATAACGCTGCCGGTACGGTGGATGTGGAGGCGGTAGACGCGCGTGTGGATAAAGCCTTCGCTAGGTATGATGTGAGAGCCTTTTTTGCAGACGTCCGTGAGTGGGAAAGCTTCACGAAGGTCACTTGGCCGGCACGTTATAAGGACCGGCTACAGCTCTGGGCGAGCCCTGGTGGGAAGCAGCCGGAGCCGATTGCGTGGGATATGCGTGGGAAGCTTTTCGATTTCACCCAAGCGTGTGAGCTCACAGAGAGGGAAATCATCGAGCATGCTTTTACCCACGATGGCCACCCAGTGCTTACTGCCCATATGCGGAACTGCCGGCGCTCAGAGAACCGCTACGGCATATCCGTAAAGAAAGAGTCCCCATCATCGGCGAAAAAGATTGATGCCGCGGTGTGCCTAATCGGGGCGCGCATGGTTCGCAGGCTGTATCTAGAGCACGCAGCGCATCACATGCCGAAGCATTCAGGAAGGGCGGTGTTTTTATGAGCATGAGCCATAGCCAGGTCTTGGCTGCTGCGCGTGGTTTACTGGCACAGTATGCCAGGGAGCGCCAGGTGTTTGACCGAATCAACAGCGCGATGCGCCCGTGGGGTCGGCAAGAGATTATTAACCGGTTTGGCATCCTGAAGGATAAAAACGCCAACCTTATGATCGACCGGCAAATCCAGCTTGCTAGGGATTCGCAAACCATGTACCTTCCCCTGGTGTTGGACACGTTCGCGCAGTCGATGAAAGTGGAGGATTATTTCTCTGGTGTTGATGGTGGTGCCCGTGCCAGGGCGTGGAAGCACTGGCAGCGTAATAACCTTGATGCCCGCCAAACCGGCATTACCCGCGCTGCCCTGCAATACGGCACCTCGTATGCCGTGGTTGACCAGGGGGTTGTGGGCGGTGCGCCAGCTCCGCTGATTACTGGCGTGTCTCCGCGTCATATGACTGCTTACTATGGTGAGGCCTATGCGTGGCCGGGTGAGTCCGGTGTGGCATCAGAATGGCCTATTCTGGCCCTAGAGGTCAAGGGCAACCGTATGCGGTTATTCGATGAGGAAAAAATCTACTACATCGGCGCTATCGAAACTCCGCAGGAAATCAAGGATTGGGCGGCTCATCCATGGAACACAGCCCAGAATCTCCAGCTTATCGAAGCCCGCGGCCACCACGCGGGTGTGCCCCCAGTAGTGAGGTTCCGCGACCGGTGGCTTCTGGAAGGTGAAGAAGTCGCAGGCATCATCGAACCGTTGATTGCGCTGCAAAGCCGCATTGATCGCACGAGCTGGGAGGCTGCGGTCGCCCAATACTACAGCGCTTTCAAGCAGCGCTACGTCATCGGCTGGGCTCCAGCTGATGACGTTGAGGGTATTCGCATGCGCGCCAGTGATGTGTGGCTCATTGACGCCGACGCGAAGGTCGGCCAGTTTGATGAAACGGATATCCGCCAGTATGTGGATGTGAAGCAGGCGTCTATTCGTGATATGGCGGCTATCGCCCAGGTGCCGGCTCAGTCGCTCGGCGCTAACGCTATCAGCAATGTTTCCGCAGATGGTTTGGCGGCTATGGAGTCCGCCAAGGATCGGAAATCCTCAGAGATCCGAACCTCCCTGGGTGAATCTTACGAGCAGCTGTTACGGCTCTGTGCTCACCTTGATGGTGACCAGCAGGAAGCCGCTGACTTTGCGTCCGAGGTCAAATGGGCTGACATGACAGCCCGAAGCTTCGCTCAAACGGTGGATGCCCTGGGGAAGCTGGCCACGATGCTGAGTATCCCCCCGGAAATCCTTTGGGAAGACATCCCCGGGTTCACTGCTGAAAAGATCAAACGCATCAAGCAAACGATGACTAGAACCCCAGGGTTTGATGCTTTTGATGCTACGGCGGAACCTCCACTAGGCGACACGATTACGCGCTAACCCCCGGAGAGGCAGGTGACACATGGACCTGTACTCATACCATCAGGCTGACCGGCATATCATCGACTGGTTGGCTGATGTGATCTACAGCCTCATCAAAAACCGGGGCGTGCCCACCAGCCTCGATGACATGTGGGAGCTCGTTACCGAGCTAATCCCCCTAATCCAGGAAGCACGCACCCAGTCATATAAGGTTGCTATCGCCCACATTCATTCCGTGGCCACCACCCATGGCATCCAGATCACCCCAGCGCCTCAAAAACCCTACTACCCCAATGCCGCCTGGAAAATGCTAGCCAGGGCCCTGGGATGGAACCCCACCCGGGACCCTATCCCCGGTCGCATCACCGACTACGATGCCGCCTACCAGCAGCAGCTCGCGGACAAAATCATCCCCTTCCCGCCCGACCCTACCGACCCCGTCCTGGTCGACAAGGTAGCGCGCCGGGTAGCGGCAGGG